AGGAGGACTTCCAGACGGTATTGTTGATACCGATATGCTTGCTAATGGTGCTGTAACCGCAACTAAAAGAGGTGCTGGAGCTATTCTTCAAGTTGTTCACGTTTCTTTTTCAACTGAAACAGCTATTGCTTCCACAACTTTTACAAATACAGGATTAACAGCTTCAATAACACCTTCTAGCAGTTCTAATAAAATTTTAGTTATAGTTTCACAGAATTTACAATTTGCAAGAAGTAATACTTCGGCAAGTGGTGGAATGAAAGTTATAAAACTTGTTAGTGGAGGTAGTGATCAAGATATTTACGAAGCGAGTCATTCTCCCTCAGCTTTAGGTATTCAAGTAAATGCTCATGGTTCTGGAATAATTGCAAGAATGAACGCTTGTGTAAATATTTTAGATTCACCAAGCACAACCTCTTCAGTTGCTTATAGGGTACAAGCGGCAGCAGGAACAACATCTGATAATGGAAGTGTTGTAGCACAGGAAGAAGATACACCATCACATATTACTTTAATGGAGGTAGCCGTATGATATATAACAAAATAGATGCCTTACAAAGCCTAAAACCTGATAAAGAATTTGTTTGGATTGGGAAAAATTATTCTGGTCTTACTTATAAAGGTGGTGATATAGCACCAACTGAATCTGAAATAAATGCAGAAGTCACAAGATTAAACAATGCAGAACCTATGAGATTGTTAAGAGTAGAAAGAGATAGATTATTAACAGCTTGTGATTGGAGAGCTAGTTCTGATTTAACACTTGCAGATGATTGGAAAACATATCGTCAAAGTTTGCGTGATTTACCAGCTAGTGCATCGCCTAAACTTGATTCCAATGGTAATTTAGATATGTCATCTGTTACTTTCCCAACAGAGCCAAGTTAATTATGAGCAAAATTTCACTCAAACACTCAGGCGGTAATGTTGTTTCACTCAACTCACCAACCAACGCTCCAGGTGCAGCAGACGTAGCATTTAAGCTACCAAATGCTGACGGATCGAATGGTCAAGCCATTGTTACAGATGGTGCTGGAAATTTAAGTTTTGCTAATGCTGGAAGTGGTAGAGCAAGAAATTTAATAATCAACGGAGCTATGCAAGTGGCTCAACGTGGAACATCATCAACATCTCACCCTGCTTATGGAGCAGATAGATGGAGATGGGGCTTTGGTAATCATAGTGCTGGTACAGTTACGGCATCTCAACAATCTTTAAGTTCGTCTGATTCTGGACCTTGGGAAAAAGGATTTAGAAATTATACAAGGTTAGCTTTAGGACAAGCTGGTACGGCTGCTGCAAACACTTATATTTCTATGAGGTATAAAGTTGAAGCACAAGATATTACAAATAGTGGATGGGATTATACTTCTGGATCAAGTAATATAACAATCAGCTTTTGGTTTAGATGTAGTACAAATCAAACATTTTATTTTGGAGTAAAGAGTGAAGATGGAACTCAACAAAGCTATGTCTCTAGTTTTACAGCATCGGGAAATAATACTTGGACAAAAGTAACTAAAACAATTCCCGGAAATTCAAGCATACAAATAGATAACGATAATGGAGCTGGTCTAAGTCTTTGGTTTTATCAATTTTATGGAACTGATGAAACTAATAACAAAACTTTAAATCAATGGGCAGCTCATAGTGCATCAAACTTAATGCCAGATATGGCTTCTACTTGGTTAACTGCTGGTGCTTCTACTTGGGACTTAACAGGCGTTCAGTTAGAAGTAGGCAGCGTGGCAACAGATTTTGAGCATAGGTCATTCGGTCAGGAGCTTGCTTTATGTGAAAGATATTGTGAAGCAACTAAACCAAGAACATTACTTGTCACAAGATTTTATGGTAGTTCAGGCCCACCATTTAATTATTTTATGTTTAGAACACAGAAAAGAGCAACACCCACAATATCAACATCGGGAACTACATTTGAAACCTCTACTGGTTTTGGAGCGCCAACATTTGCAAGTATAAATGAAAATGGGTCTAGAGTGTATATAAATACTACTATGGCTGCGAATGGTGCAATGTATATAGATTATCAAAGTGGTGATCCAATTATTATTGATGCGGAGCTTTAACTAATGACTTTTACTTACAAATACATTAATGATCCTATAACTGGAACAAAAAGCACAAATACGATTTTGAGAAAAGAAGATAATGCTTTTATCCCATTTGACGAAGCCAACACCGACTACCAAGAGTACCTTGAATGGGTAGCAGAGGGAAACACAGCAGAGGAGGCTGATTAATCATGAGTACACTAAAAGTTGCCAACATAAAGCATGAGACAAGTGGGATCAATACCCTTGTTTTTGATAACGGTGGAACGTCTGGTGGTAATGGTAGAGTTACTACAAAAGGAACTATTGGAGAAGTTTCTGCTTTAGGAAATAAGACAGGTGATATTACTTTAGATTTTCAGACAGCAAATAATTTTTCAATGACCTTAACAGGCACTAGCGTTTTAAAAAATCCTACAACTTTAGTAGCTGGTCAAAGCGGTGTTTTATTCATAACGCAGGATGGCACGGGTGGAAGAGCATTATCTTTTGAATCTTATTGGGATTTTAGTGACGGTACAGCACCTACATTATCTACAGGAGCAAATGCAGTTGATATGATTGCATGGATCGCTCGATCATCCACTAAAATTTCTGCACAATTTGTTGGAAACTTTAGCTGATGAGCAGTATCGGAAGTCCGTCACCTTTCTTTTTAGCAGGAAAGAAAGCGTACCAGGTAGAACGTAGTTTAAGGTTTAATTCTGGAGATGTTACTTATTTAACAAGAACTCCCAGCAGTTCAGGTAACAGACGAACAATGACATATAGTTTTTGGTTAAAAAAATGTAAACCTGAAGCTTTTCAGACTATTGTATCAGGAGCGACTGATTCAAGTAATAGAAATCAAATAGATTTATTAGGAACTGGAGGTATAAGAGTGTGGGGGAACAGTAGTGGTTCTCAAAATGTTTATGTTGCACCCTCAAATTTATTAAGAGATACAAGTGCGTGGTATCACATTGTCGTAGCTATTGACACTACACAAGGAACCTCAAGTAATAGGGTAAAATTTTACTTTAATGGAGTGCAAGCTACATCTTATTCAAATACAACTTACCCATCACAAAATGCCGAATTAAATTTTAATAAAAATGTTGCTCAGTCTTTTGGTCTTTCTGATAGTGGCCCTGATGTATATTTTGCGGAAATAAATTTTATTGATGGACAACAATTAACACCATCATCTTTTGGAGAGACAGATGCCATAACAGGTCAATGGAATCCTAAAAAGTATGTCGGAAGTTATGGAACAAATGGATATTATTTAAATTTTTCAGATAATTCTGGAACGACTGCAACCACACTTGGCAAAGATTCAAGTGGTAACGGCAACAACTTCACACCAAATAATTTTTCTGTTAGTGCTGGTGCTGGTAATGATTCTGTAGAAGATACACCTACTAATAATTTTCCTACAATAAATCCCCTTGATGGAGGATCTAATGCTCTACTTACAAATGGTAATTTAACATTTAAAGCTAACTCATCTAATAGTGGTAATTTTAATGCTTTTTACTCAAGTTTTGCTATGAGGTCTGGAAAGTGGTATATGGAAGTTACTATTGTGAATCAAAACTCTGGCAGTAATTCGATACAGTTTGGAATTGCAAGCTATAAATATAAACGTGACAGCACTAACCAAAATGGTTATCCAGGCACATCTGGTTTGACATTTATCAATACAAACAATAGTAATTCAGGTTCTAGAAAGGGTGTCGTTGATGGTTCTGCAATTGGTTCTTCAATTTCATTAAGTGCGACAAATGATGTTTATGGTGTTGCTTTTGATGCTGATAATAAAAAAGTTTATTTTTACAAAAATGGTAGTGCAGAAGGTGAATCTTCTGGTTATAACGTCACAGATGTAGGAACAGGTGATTTCTTCTTTTTTGCTACCTTACGCTATTCAACTGGTAGCGGTTATTCAGGTGGTGATTCAACTCTTGCAATAAATTATGGGCAACGTGCATTTAGTTATACCCCACCAACAGGATATAAAGCATTATGTTCAGCAAACTTACCTGACCCAACAATACTGCTACCTAATAAACATTTTGGAACTTTATTATATTCTGCTGGTTCAAGTAATGGTACTTTTACTTTTACAGATAGCACAGCAGTAGATTTCTTACCTAATTGGACTTGGATAAAATGTAGAACTGCTGGTGAAAATCATTATGTAATGGATTCCGTAAGAGGTAATGTTGATATTGATAGTGCCTCAGATAGTAAATGGCTTATTCCCAACTCTAATCTAGCCGAAGGTAATGGGGGAGGTAGTCTTGCTGGAACAACTGTAAGTTCCATTCAAAATGGTATTAAAATTGTAGAAACTTCTATTGGTTCTGGAGAAATATACTTTACAAATAGAAATTATGTAACTTGGAACTGGAATGCTGGTGCTACAGATGGCAAAACCTATACAGTAAAGGTTGTTTCTGATGGTGGTAATAAATATAGATTTGATGATTTTGGAACATCTGCCGTAACTCTTGATCTTGCTGAAGGTGGTACTTATATTTTTGATGGATCTGATTCTTCTATGGCTTCACATCCAATAAAATTATCTGAGACAAGTAATGGAACTCATGGAGGAGGATCTTCATACAATACTGGAGTTACTTATTTATTAGATGGAGCAAGTGTAACTGAATCAGCTTATGTATCTGGATATGCTTCAGCTACTACAAGACAACTAAAAATTGTTGTTGCAGCATCAGCACCAACTTTATATTATTACTGTCATTATCACTCTGGGATGGGAGGACAGGCCAATACAAACTCAACTCTTGGATCAAGTAATTTTGATGGTTCGATACAATCAACTGCGAAAGTAAATCAAACAGCAGGTTTTTCTATTGTTACTTATACTGGTAACGCCACTTCTGGAGCTACAGTTGGACATGGGTTAGGAGTTGCACCAAAAGTCTTTATTGTAAAAGAGAGAGGAAACGCTAATAACTGGACTGTCTACCATCAAAGTCTTGGAAGTACAGGTAGTGGTGATACATATGTGTTATTTCTTGATTTAAATAGTGATAAAGGAGGAGGTTTTGCTGGTGGTTTTAATAACACTGCTCCAACTTCTTCTGTTTTTTCGTTGGGAAATAGTATTGAAACAAACAGATCAAGTGGAAATTTTATTACTTATTGTTTCAGCGAAGTAGCAGGGTATAGCAAGTTTGGGTCATATACAGGCAACGGATCAAGTGATGGCACGTTTGTTTTTACAGGGTTCAGACCAGCTTGGGTTATGTTGAAAAGATCTTCAAGTGGTGTTTTTGCTAGTTGGGCAATCCTTGATAATAAACGAGATCCTGTAAATGTAACAAGTCGAGGATTATTTGCAAATAGCACGACGGCAGAAGCATCAAGTACACTCAGAAATGTAGATTTTTTATCAAACGGCTTTAAATTAAAAACAAATCACAATAATATTAATGGTTCTGGTGGTGAATACATTTATTTGGCATTTTCGGAATCTCCATTTAAAAATGCCCGTGCCAGATAAACGGGCATACACTAGAATAAAACTATGGCATTTAAACTAGACGGCAAACCATTAGCAGTTGATGTGGCATTTAGTCACAACGATATTCAATACCCTGCTAACTGGCTTAGATTAACAACTAAAGCAGAAAAAAAAGCTATTGGGATAACAGAGGTAGCTGACGATCCAGTGTATGACTCAAGGTTTTATTGGGGTGATGGAACTGCAAAAGCACTTGATGATGTAAATGCAAAAGACGAAGATGGTAATTTATTAAAAGACGAGAATGGGAATCAGGTTGTTATTCAAGGTGTTAAGTCAATATTGAAGGCACAGGAAAAAGCTACTGCTGGTTCTTTGTTGGCTAAATATGATTGGTACGTTATACGCAAAGCAGAAGCATCAAAAGCTATCCCAACTGCTATAAAAACTTACAGAACTGCCGTAAGAACCGCTTGTGCTACTAGAGAAACAGAGATTGATAACTGTGCAGATACCGCAGCTTTAGTTACGTTATACGGATCGACTGAAAAAGACGGGGTTTATACACCAAACATGACACAATATCCAGAAGATCCTAACGCTTAGATTCTTGCATCTGCCTTGTCATAAGGCTCATAGTGACATACAAAGGTGATAAACCTATAATTAGCAATAGAACAGCTATG